CCGGCGGTTCGGGAATCGTTATCGTAAAAGAATTAAACAAGGCAAGTGGTGTTTGGAATTTAAAAAGTCAATTTAGTGCACAGAAAAGCGGAACGTGGCCGAATGGTGCTGTAAATTTTGGAGCAGTTTTTGATTTTCTAGTAGTAGCAGGTGGTGGGGGAGGTGGAACTTCTGGAGGAGGAGCAGGTGGAGGAGGCGGAGCTGGCGGATATAGAACTTCATTTCCAGGAGGAACAAAATTATCATTAGAATCAGTAACTTCATATCCAATTACAGTTGGAGCAGGTGGAACTGTGGCAGCAGCTAGTGCTGGAACTAATGGATCACCTTCAATTTTTTCAACAATTACTTCAGCAGGTGGAGGTGGAGGAGACAAAGTTAATGCATCACCTCCTACTGCTGGTTCAGGAGGTTCAGGGGGTGGTGGATCTGGTGGAGCAACTTCACCTTCTCCTTTAGGACCATTTGCAAACGGAGGAGCAGGAAATACACCTCCAGTTAGCCCACCTCAAGGAAATACAGGTGGTGGAGGTTTTGATGGATTTTTAACTAATTCAAATGGTGGTGGTGGTGGTGGAGCAAGTGCTGTAGGAACTAATGCTGGTCCATTCCAAGGAGGAGCAGGAGGAGCAGGTTCAGCAAATAGTATTACAAATTCACCAGTAACTTATGCAGGTGGAGGAGGAGGTGGATCTAATGGAGGTGGTACAGGTGGAGCAGCTGGTTCTGGTGGTGGTGGAACTGGAGGACAAAATCCATTAGCATCAACAGCAGGTACAGTAAACACTGGAGGAGGTGGAGGTGGAAGTGCAGCTAATAGTGCAGGTTCACCCGGAGGTTCAGGTATCGTTATTGTTAGAGGACCATCAGCAAGAACTTTTACAGTAGCACCAGGAACTAACACAGTTACAACATTACCGGCACCAGCTGGAGGTTGTAAAGTTGCGACATTCACGGTTTCTGGAGACCTTACAGTTAGCTAATTATTTACTCTTTACAAATCCTATAAAAATTATTATATAGTATTTAGAAATGAACCTTCAGAATTACTTTTACTTTTTTAAAGAGGCGTTGACGCCTAGATTTTGTGATGAGTTAATTAAATATGGAAAATCACAACAAGAGCAATTAGCATTAACAGGTGGACAAACAGATAAAGTTAATAAAGGAAAACCACTTGATGATAAAGATATAATAGATTTAAAAAAGAAAAGAGATTCAAATATTGTTTGGCTTTCAGATAGATGGATTTACAAAGAAATTCAACCATTTATTCATCAAGCAAATAGATTAGCTGGTTGGGATTTTGAGTGGTCTTTTAGTGAAGCATGTCAATTTACAAAATATAAACTTAACCAATTTTACGATTGGCATTGTGATAGCTGGGAGTCAGCATATGCAAATAAAGATAACCCAGATACGTTTGGTAAAATAAGAAAATTATCTGTTACTTGTAGTTTGTCAGCACCAGAAGATTATGAAGGTGGAGAATTAGAATTTGATTTTAGAAATATGGATCCTGATAAACCAACTATTAGAAAATGTGCAGAAATTAAACCAAGAGGATCAATTGTTGTGTTCCCATCTCACGTTTGGCACCGCGTAAAGCCAGTTACAAAAGGAACTAGATATTCATTGGTTATTTGGAATTTAGGATATCCATTTAAATAATATGCCATTTAAAGATCTTATAGTAGCAAAACAAAAATCTATTGAGTATAGAGAAAAAAATAGAGAACAATTAAAGTTAAATGCTAGAAGATATAGAGAAAAAAATAGAAGTAAAATTAAAAAAAGACTTAAATTATTTGTTTTAAATAACCCAGAAAAAATAAAATTACATCGTTTAAAATGTTCTTTAAAAAAAAGATATAAATTAACATTAGATCAATATAATGAAATGTATCGTAAACAAGAAAGTAAATGTGGTATATGTGGAATTCATGAAAATCAAATCACTAAAAAATTAAATATTGATCATGATCATAGAACAGGAAAATCTAGAGAATTACTATGTCAAAAATGTAATATTGCATTAAGTTATTTTGAAAACTTTGACATTAAACCATTTATGGAGTATTTAAATAAACATAAAGAAAAATTAAACTAAAGGAGAGAAAAGATGGCAAAAACAGATCAATTAAATTCATCAATATATTTCAGCACTCCAGTTTACTCTATTGAGATTCCAGAGTGGGTAGATCATGTAGATAAAGTTTGTGATAAATATATTAAAGCAGCTAAAAAAAATAATGCTAAAGTAATTAAAGAACGTGAAAAAGAATTAGGTAAAAAAGTAGGTGATTTTTCTATGTCCCACCATTCTACATCTTTAGTTGGTGATCCAGACTTAAAAGAATTTCAAGAATATATAGGTTCAACTTCATGGAATGTTTTAGATCATATGGGTTATGATTTAACTAACTATGAATTATTTTGGACTGAATTTTGGGTTCAACAATTTGCAGAAAAAGCAGGTGCTTCACACAGCCCTCATGCACATTATGACAACCATGTTAGTGGTTTTTATTTTTTAAGATGTTCAGATAAAACATCTTTACCAGTATTCCATGATCCTCGTCCAGGTAAACTCATGACACAATTACCTTTAAAGAATGAAAAAGAAATTACGTTAGGAACTGACAAGGTTCATTATAAACCTAAACCAGGTACAATGATCTTTATTCCAGCGTATTTAACACATGAATATATCGTTGATGCAGGAATCCAAGATTTTAGATTTATTCATTTCAATCTACAAGCTGTAAGAAAAATGATTACTGATACAGTAAGAGTACAAACTAAAGCAGAAAACAAAAAGGAGAAAATATGAGTTTTAAAACAGATAAGTATGTAGTTATTAAAGAAGCGATATCCGAGGATCTTGCAAAGTTTTGTTATGATTATTTCATGATGAAGAAGCAGGTCGCGCGCACGATGTTTGATAATAAATATATTTCACAATTTACTGAATACTTTGGTGTATGGAATGATCAACAAGTTCCAGATACCTATTCACATTATTCTGACATTGTAATGGAAACATTACTTGTCAAATTACTTCCAGTAATGGAAAAACAGACATCTCTTAAATTAAACCCCAATTATTCTTATGCTAGGATTTATAAAAAAGGAGATGTCTTAAATAAACATAAAGATAGATTTTCATGTGAGATATCTACAACTATGCATTTAGGTGGTGGTTGTTGGCCAATATATTTAGAACCAGATGCATCATTAGGTGGTGTAGATGAAAAGACAGGTAATTACAAAGCATCAAAATCTAAAGGTGTTAAAGTAATGTTACAACCTGGTGATATGTTGGTTTATAGAGGAAATGAATTAGAACATTGGAGAGATAAATTATCTTTTGATGACTGTGGTCAAGTATTTTTACATTACAATAATATAGAAACTAAAGGATCTAAAGAAAATATATACGATCGTAGACCTCATTTAGGACTTCCCGCTTGGTTTAAAAAGTGATATAAAACCTATTTACTAGGGGTTTTATGCCAATTAATAAACTACAATTTAAACCAGGAATAGATAAACAAAATACTCAATACGGAGCAGAAGGTGGTTGGGTTGATTGTGATATGGTCCGTTTTAGATACGGAGTTCCTGAAAAAATAGGTGGATGGCAACCTGCAGTTGGTACTAACTTAATTGGTGCTGCAAGAGATATTCACACATATACAGATTTAGCTGGAGACTCATTAGCAATCATCGGTACAGATAGAAAACTATATACTTATTACGATAACAACTTTTATGACATCACACCTCTATCTACAACTATTCCAGCAGTATTTACATTCACATCAGCTACAACCATTGTAAACGTTCTTGCAACATCTAATGGTGCAATCGCTGGAGACTTTGTTACATTTTCAGGAGTTACTGGAGTTAACGTTGTAAATATTACAAGTTCTAATATGGCTCAAGAATTTGAAATTCAAACAATTACTGACACTAATAATTTTAAAATAGATGTTGCTAGTATTGCAACACCAGGAGCAGTTACTACTTCTGGATCGGCATCAGGTGCAGCATTTCAAATAAATATAGGAACAGATGCTACAGTTATTGGTAATGGATGGGGTGCAGCAGCATGGGGATTTTCTACTTGGAATACACCAAGACCAACAGGAGTTATTACTGCTAATCCAAGAATCTGGCAAATAGATAACTTTGGTGAAGATATATTAGCTACAATTGTTGGTGGTAAAACTTTCTTTTTTGATACCTCTGCATTTATTAGTCCAAGAAATACTAGAGCTACCTTATTAGCAAATGCTCCAACACAATCTAATTTTATGACTATATCTCCAAGAGATAGACATGTAATATTCTTTGGTACACAAACAACACCAGGTAATACAAATACTTATGATCCAATGGCCGTGCTCTTCGGTTCACAAGAATCTATTACAGACTTTACACCGAATGCAACTAACACAGCTGGATTTCAAAGATTATCATCAGGAAATAGAATTGTAACAGCAGTTCCAACAAGAGGAGATATATTAATATTAACTAATACATCAGCTCATTCTATGCAGTTTGTAGGACCACCATTTACATTTGCATTTAAACAAATTGGTACGAACTGCGGAACGTTAGCATCGCATTCAGCAGTAGAAGCAGAGAACGTTGTCTATTGGATGTCAGACGGAGCATTCTATTTGTTCGACGGGGTTGTAAAAGAAATTCCATGTTCAGTACAAGATTATGTATTTCAAGATTTAAATGAAGATGAACATTCTATTATTTATGCTGGAGTTAATTTAGATTTTGCAGAAGTAAATTGGTTTTATGCATC